AACACAAGCCCGCATTGCCCCCATTGTCAGCATTGCCGCCAACATGAGGCCGCCGCAGCGACGACACAGTGCACCTGGTGGGAGAGACAACCCTATCATTTTATTTTTTTCGGTCAAGCCCTCAGTTCGCACTGGCGAACTGAGGGTAGCTCCACTGCCGTTCCGCATGGGCGCTTCGTTTGCACCGGTCCACCGGCGGCAGCTTGCGTCCACCCATGCCCACCTCACTCCGCCAACGTGGGCGTGGTGTCCCACTCGGCTGCCGCCTCGCAGAGGGGCGCACCGTAGCACGCATAGGCAGCCGAGACACCATTGTTCGCAGACGAGCAACACGAGCCCGCAGAGCCCCCATTGTCAGCACGGCCGCCAACATGAGGCCGCCGCAGCGACGACACAGCATTAGTGAGATACACTCCGTCGCAATAATACGTACTCGTCGAGCCGCCGATGGCGGAGGGCATGCCGCATAAGTTCTGCATCGACAGCTCCTTGATGTAATACCATCCGGTCGCAGCCACCGTCGGCACTGTGCCAACCTCAAGCAGCCCGCTCGTCGTGTTCGGTGTGTTGTTGGCAGTTAAGAACTTCCTATTCACAAACACATGCCCTAAGCCATTGGCATCATAGCTGATCAGCAATCCGCCCAACCAGCGGTTGATGTAGCCAAAACAGTTCTTCAAGCCAAAGAACACCGGAACAGATACCTCTCCAAGCACCGTGTCGTCATCATCCTTCACCGTGTAGCTCACAGCCCCGCATCCGTCGCCCATCTCCACACCAACGCTCGTGGGGAGGAACGGATAATTGCCGAACTTGCCGTTCCACCATGAGCCGACATTCGTCACACCGGAGCCGAGACCTCCCTGCCACAAGCCATTGCTATCCTTGTCAGCATTCACCGCTGCCTGCACGTTGCGCGTTCCGAAGATGATGCGCCACAAGATACCTATCGCCGACCAGTGCCCATACCAGTTAGCACCCCAGCCTGCGCCGCGGCGCAGCGCTGCCGCCTCATACACACCATGCGTCTCGTTCGTCGCAAAGCGTCCGAGCAGCGTGGCGAAGGTGCCATCCTTCGCTTGGCAATCCGAGTCGTTCTTGCCACCTCGATATTGCGCGTCATCACTAATCACCGAGGCGAGCTTATTGTTCGTTCTGTCCATCACACCGCCGCCTAATGCCGAAACTGAAGCCACAGGTATCTTGTAATTCAGTCTTCCCGAAATCGGCGACAGCGATGCCGCCTCATACAGATACGAGCCGTCAATCCACCACGCATAATACCACTCCTTATCCCAGCCCCACATATACTGCCCCTGCGAGCCGTCCAACTTCACCGTCGTCGAACTTGTGTCTTGATAGTGATTGTTCGCGTTCAACTTCGTGCGCGTATGGTCGTCACCAACCAAATAGCACCCCAAGCCGAGCAGGTCGGGCAGCATGCGCAGATAATCAATATTACCCACAGCCTCGCCCACCGGACTCGCCGCCGTCAAGCTCCATCGGCGGCACGCATAACCCGCGTTGCTCATAAAGCGTAGGGGCACCAAGCCCCACTGCTTGCGGCTATCGCTGTAAGCTATCGTCATGTCCTTGTCTTGGTCGCACACTGATAGCGTAGGCAACCCCGTCGTCAAATCTATCGTTTCCATCGTTATTTAATTATTATTAGATTGATATTATTAAACCGTTATTTTATCATTAGAATATGCCTCAAGTCGAGACCTTAACGATGCGCCACGTCGTCACCACAGCCGTCCCGGCATCGTTCTTTGCAGCATAGCCCACTAACTTATACAGCCCGCCCGCTATCGCCGCCGAGTCCGACAACGTCTCCCAGCCCGTGCCGTTATACACCTCAACGCCGTCCGTAGTCTCAAACCCGTCCGAGCCTCGATGCACTGCGTCAAAATACATATTAAGCACCGTTGCGCCGCCCTTCGTTTCCGACGTATTCAGCACCGTATACTCGCGGCACACACCCTCCGACAGCTCACCTAAGTGCACCGTCGTCTTCTGCGCGTTGCCCACTATGTAGTCACCCTTAACGCTCAGCAAGTCTATCTCGCACTCCGTGCCCGATGCCACAATCACCGTGTGTCCAAACGAGTTGCACGTCAAGTCGCCCGTCACGGAGCAGTTCGTAAACGTCCCGTCCTTGGCGGTCAAATTCGTCGCCGAGCAATTCGTAAACGTCCCGTTTTTAAACGACCCTTTTTGCGCACGCACCTCGCCGCTGAAATATCCCTCCGTCGCATACACCTTGCCAAAAATGTAAGCATCCGTAGCCCACAACCGTCCGTTCTTGAAGTCCATCATTAGGTTCGGTGTGAAGCCGCTGAGGTTCGTACTGTTGCAAAAATTCGTATAGAGGTCACCCCAGTCATCCTCCTCCGGCGGTGCTGCCGTCGTGGTATTCTCATCGCGGTCAGCGTCCACACCATATTGCGAGAACATGTAGTCACCGTAATAGACAGCGGCACCTACACGACCCAACTGAGCCACAAGCATCTCGGTGATGACAGCCTTGAAATTATCCATCTTAATCCAGATGCTGCTGTTGGCATCGTCTGACGGATCCTTTCCCTTGCATGCCACACCATCAGAGGTAGCCAAGTAATAATAAGAGGTGCCACGCAGCACATAGGGTGTCAAAGTGGCGGTTGTTGAGTACGTAGTAGCGCTATCCCATGCCCCTGCCGGGTAAGGTATCTTGCCATTACTTCCGGCAACGCCATACATACCTGCAATCCATGGCTTCGTCACAGAGTAGCTGCCATCGCTATATGTGGTGTAGCGTATCTGCCACAGATAGGGTGTAGATGCTGTAGGCACCTGCGGAAAGGCTTTCCATCCGGACGCATCGAAGTTAGGCACACCATTCTTCAGAGTGTAAGAGGGAGCATTGTCAGCGTCGGTGCCCAACTGAAAATACGACACCTCAGCCGTGATGCCTACACCGTCATCACCTTGCTGCCCTTTATCGCTAAAGAGATATGGGTCGCCGAAGGCTCCCCACTTTCCATCAGTCTTTTTGCGCACTGCGGCGTACTGATAGGGATATGCCACCGTTGTGTTCTGTGGCTCGTCCGTCCAGGCAGGTATCACCTTCCACGTCGAGTAGACGGCAGGGTTGTGACCTTTGTCTTTGTCTCGCTTCAATTCGTAGACCTTATCATCTACCCTCACCTCATCGCCGCATATGTATTCCACCTCAGCGTCCCAGTCTTCATAACCGGCTGTCTTGGTGGTTGCGAGCAGCTCCCAAATGCTGTAATTCGACGGCAGGTTGGGGTCGTTTGTCGCTTCCGCATCAGTTTCATAGTCGCTCACCGCGCACTCATAGCCTAAATATTTATAGATAACTCTATCGCCTTTAGCATAAACTTTAGAGCGTGAATAGGCATCATACAGTGGCGGCAGGAAATCGTCCTCATAAGGGTCGCTCGTCGGCACATCGGGCTGCTCGCGTTTCGTTGTGAGCAGGTAGACAGACTCCTCACTGCCGCTGTCCGGTATGTAGACAACAGGCACCGACCATGTGTAGCTGCCATCAGCCGAGATGACAGCCGTGGAGGCATAACAGATGCTCAGCGGCACGAAGCGCCAGCGGCATTGTTTCACCTTCTTGTTCTTGGCTGCATTAGCAGATTGAGTGAACCTAATAGCTATCTTGTGCGACGACTTAGTAGCGACGTAATAACGGAGATATGCCGAGCCAAATGCCGTGATATTTTTCACTAATGTAGCTCGTGTGTCGAGCGCATATAACTCAACGCTCACCTCATCTGTATCCTCTTCTCCCTCCTCCGGCTCCTCATAATCGTCACTCTTCACCACTTCCACATAGAGCACTACGACCTGCCCTGCGACGGTGTTGCCAATAGTAATCTCTTCGCTGATTTTTGTCGTTGGCACTTTGGCTTGATAGAAGCCGTCAACCGTCTTTTCCCAATTTTCCTCGCCCGAGTTATTCTTTGGCAGCGTCACCTCCACCTCGCCGTTAGTCGGAGCGTCAAACCATCCCTCGGGTGAACTCCCTTCCGGTGTGTCTGGCTGGTCATAGTCATAGCGGAACTTGATGCGAGAGCCGATGCCGTTAGTGCCGTCCTTGCCGTCCTTGCCGTCGGCACCATCTTTCCCATCCTTGCCATTGGCACCGTCCTTACCGTTGGTACCATCTTTACCGTTGGTACCATCTTTACCGTCATCACCGTCTTCTCCTTTTATCTTGGCGATAACCCATCCAAGCCACGCACCATTTGTGCGCGTATTCCGTGCCATCCATATCGGGTCTTTAGGCGAACTCGTCCAATCCCCGCTGTCGTCGCCGTCAATATCTTCGCCTGGATATTCCAAGTCGGAGTACAGTATCTTAAAGCTATCTGAGCTTGCCATGATGGATGGAGTCTGCCACTCATCCTGCTGCGGCTCTGTTCCGTCGCTGCTAAAGATACGCGACGACACCCACAGCGGAAGATGTTCATCTGTGTCGGACGGCACACCGTCATACCACACGCACGCACCTACCGTCCATCCTTTGGCAGGCGGATTGGGACTCGCATAGCTACCCTTATCTGCCGACGGTGCTGACGGTGTAGCGGCTGTACGACAAAAGATGTAACTCGTCACCGAGCTGTTACCTTTCTCCCCCTTGATGCGCGCCGTTTTCCAATCGCTCCACGTGCCCATGCTGTAATAGCAGGTCGCCATCCATAACGCATTGGTAGGGTCATTACTCCAATCGGCATTTGTATTGGGATGACCATAAGGAGATGCCGGAGCATCTTTGGCAGAAAACTCCACGTCGAAGTCAGCCGTATCAGCAGCCAACACCGGAGTGCTCCAGCTGCTCTCTTGCGGGCTGGCACCGTCCGACGTAAACTTACGATGCGACACAAATACCGGCTGATCGGCAGGAGAGGCAGGTATGCCGTCGCTCCAATCTGCGGGCACCGGGTTGTTGTAATCCTCGGTGCCGACAGTCGGTGTGGGCGGCAGAGGCGCAGCCGTCGTCGGCGCATAACGGCGAAAAACGTATGACACGAGCACCGACTGTCCGTCTTTACCGTCAGCACCGTCTTTACCATCTTTACCGTTAGTGCCGTCCTTGCCGTCTACACCATCTTTTCCATCCTTGCCATTGGCACCGTCCTTACCGTCGGCACCGTCTTGCGGATATGGGAAGAGCGTCTCTATTACAGTACATTTCATAGCTATGGAGGTATATAGGTTTTACGATGCCGACGATGTTGCAGCAGTGGCAGTGATGCGCACCGTCAAGCTGCCGTACTTCTTCACGTCACTTCCATGCACGGTGAACGTGGTGCCCTTGCCAGCTGCCTGCTGAGACACGGTGTTCCCGTCGTTATCCGTAGCGGCGAAGGCATACGACCATGCATATTTCGTCTCTACCTTGCCCGTCGAGCGGTTATAGACAGTCGGAGAATAGGTCACGTCCTGCGTTTCTTTTATCAGCGTTGAAGTCACGTCACGTCCAAGCTCGATGTAGTAAGGGTCGTGCACGTCTGCCACTTGGATGCCTTTGCGGTAGGTCACACCGTTGTATTCAATCTCGGCAAAATATTCCTCATTGCCTTCCACGCCGGCATCATAGAGCTTGAGCATGTAGTTCTTCTCGCCGCTAATCTCCGTTTGGTCGGCTTTGTGCACCACCTCCACGTTGCCGGTTGTGGTGGCATGCAGCCACTTCCATGTGTTAGTTACCGCCACCGCCACACCGTTGCGCTGCAAGAAAGCTGACAGCACCAAATACTCGGTGGCATTGTCAATCACCGTGTCGCTCTGGTTGTTGTTATTCATGCAACTGATTACCACCTCATAGAGGCTACCCGTCGTCTCCTTCACGGCGATGGTTGCATGGCACGTTATCGACATGCCTCCATAGGTGAACTTGCAATATAGCACCACGTCGTTGGGGTTATCCTCAGAGGCGAGGTTGCCCACAATCTTCAGTGCCGGGAACGTCTTGCCGCTGATGGTGTAGCTCGAAGCCTCAAAGCGAGCATCTTTTGTCACACCGCTGGTGGTGCCCTTGGTGGCGAGCAGTGCGTTGTCTTCTGACTCGGGCGAGTTGATATACCACTGCCATGAGCCTGCGTCCGGCTCGATAAACACACCTTTGCCGGATGAGTAGCAGGTGGGATAAACCAATATCTTTGTCTCGAGCTTTGTGTAGTCGGGAGACACTTCGTTCGACGATGGATTGAAGTACTGCGTCGTGCCAATGCCTACAGGCAGCGCAAAGGTCATGCCGGGCACAATGGTGTCGCCGTCAGCGACACACTCCAACGTATCTATTGCCGATATATACATAATCTTCTAAGCTTTTAGTTGTTAGCGAAACGCGCGCGCGCCTCTTCGGTAGTTAGCTCCTCAGCGCCGTCAGCCAAGGCATTAGAGATGCCATAGCCCTGCAAATCGAAGCGTGATAACAAATAAAACCCATTGCCGTCCTTACGGCGATAAGCGGTCAGTCTAAGTCGCTCGGCTATAGCTGCCGGCACTGCGTAACTCTTGGGTACCATATCATTAATTATATGTAAGTTGTTAATTCTATTCCTCGGGCACGCTCGTTGCCAACACACAACCGTCGGCAGTGATGAGCTTGCCGTCAAGTGTAATGGGGCGCAGCTCGCTGCGTGTCATCACGTTCACCCCGAAGGTGGGTGTGCGAGTGCCCAAAGCACGTACCGTGTAGCCCGGAACAATCGCCTTCGAGCCATAACCGATGGTAATCTGCCCGCCGTTGGTGTCTAACATCACGTGCTCGATGTCGAAGTATTCCTCAGCATCAGCCACCACACCCTTGGGTGTAGTCACCGACTCCTCCACCTCCACAAACGAGGTCGAGGCTCTGATATACTGCCCGCGGGCAAACAGCGGCTTCGAGGCTTCCCACTGCCCATAGGTGCGATACGTCTTGCAGTGTGCCTTCACCGTGATGTTGGGATATGTCGCCAAGGCAGCGCGCACCATGAGCAGCTCTTTGCCGATGAAGCGACGGTCTATGGTCAGTGCTGAGGTGCCTTGACCGCTCACATAACAAGGGTCATCCTCGCCGATCTCGCGATACTCGCCCGTCGTGCCGAGGCTCTTGTCAAAGATGAGCCATGAGAAGATGGCATGCTCGTCGGCAATCTTTGTCTCACCGTTATACAGCTCCACGGTCAGCGTTCTCTTGGCTAAGTTCTTGAGTGCATTGATGGCGACAGCTGTAGACCACGATGTCTGCAAATGCAGGTTCACCTCATTGCTCTGCGTAGTTGTGAGTGTCAGCATGCCGCTCACGCGGAAGATGCTCTCTGTGCGCGGGTCAACGTATTTCGCCGTGAAATACAGCGGCTGCGGACTGTCCGCCATGATATTCTTCGACACTGTTAGTAAGCCACAGTCGCCCAACGTATAACCGGAGGTGAGCGATGTGATTAACTCGCCCTCGTCGTTAGAACCGAGATACCACCTGCAATCCTTCAGCGAGGCTGTTTGGTCGCCGTCGGTGAGCACCTTATCTGGGTCTGAAACATTAATCCTTGGCTGAATGATGAGCGGAGTGTACTGCCGGTCGGGTTCATAGAGCAGCACACCACTCACACCGCTTGCAGTCTGGCTCACGCTGCCGCCAATCTCTTGCAACGTGAGTGTCACGGTCAGCGGGTCATAAAGGATGTATGCACTGTTTTTCTTCATATCTTCACTATATTAACTAATTCCAAATACCTCACTTACTGTCTTGAGCTTCGATGGGTCGTCACCATCGAGCAGCGAGACGGTGCAGCGGAACGTCACCTTGCGCACAGTGTACCAGTTGGTAGGCATATCTGCCGGCTTTAGGTCGAGCACCAGCCCGGTGCCTGCATGCTCCGTTGCCCAAATCTTATCCTCAGCGTCGTCGCCGCTTTCACGCGTCCATGCCACCTGCCATGCGTCGGCACTGATGTCGATAGTTCCGTGTCGCAACGTGGCGGTGAGCGTGGTGTATTCCTTGCCTGCACGCAGAAAGTTGCCAGCTGACGAAGCTATCTCTAAAGAGTAGCTGCTGTCGCCAGCCACACACACCCATTCGGTGTTGTTCCAACGCGGCTCTCGTCCTATGGTAGCCTCAGCCACCAAGCATCGCCAACAGCAAGAGCCCCACCACACTTGGTGCTGCACGTAGGCTTGCACCTCTTCATCGAAACCTTTGCGATATTGCGTGATAGAGTCCCACAGTCCCTTATCCACAATTTGGTAGATAGGATTGCCTTGGTAATCGACGCGGAAAATATCCTGCACGATGATGCCTCGGGCAAAGAGATAGGGATGCTTATAGTTAATCTGCATCCCGTTGAAAAGGCTCAGATGTTTGGGTCTGCCGAGCGAGAGATAATAGTTTGACTCTTCGAGTATGGGCTTTGTCACCCCCTCAAGATACATAATCACCCCCTCGGCGGTGCTGATATACCAGCACGACTGTCGCTCTTCGTTCAACGCATTGCCGCGGCGGGTGAGGTTCATGCCCACCGATGGGGTGAAGTTCTTACCTGCGGGCACCTCAGCGTCACCATAGAGCACCACGGTGATGGTGTTGGCAGCTTGGTTCACCGCCCGCACTATCATCCAACTGGTGTAATAGTCGCCGTCGGCAGCGAGCGTGTTGACAGTTCCGTAGAGCACATCGTTCTCTGCAAAGGCGGTGAAGTCATAGTCCCAGCGCTTGCGCATCGTGAGCACGTAGGTGCCCTCAGCCACGCACTCCATAGCCTCAATCGTACCACTCTCCGAGAATGTGTAATCGCCCTCCATGGCGGTGAGTCGGTTGATGATCAGCTCCATGAACTTCGCGTAGCCACGCACTTCGAGGCTCTCCACCTGTGCGTTGCCCTCGCTGTCAATGCCTGCACCTTTGCCCGCAGTCATCGAACGGATGAAGTCGCCCACCTCTACCCCACCGAGGAGTTTTAGCAAATACTTCGTCGAGTCGCTGATGTCGCGGCGCATGAAGCGGCTAAACAGCTCGCTGCCCACAATGTCACTACCGCCCGACAACAGCTGCATGAGCTGTTTCAGCTGTTCGGTGATGCCGTCAACATGCTCTTGCAGGTAGGTGTAGTCCACCTTGAACTCGCCACCCTGCTCACCGGTAGCTACCCACTTGTCGCCATTGACGCGATAGACGGCAGCGGGCAGCGTATCGCCCACCAACGCATACCACCCGGGTTGTGGCTTGGGGTAGGTCTCACACAGTGTTGCCTCGTCGGCATAGAGCCCCTTGAACGCGCCGCGGATATTCGGAGCATCAAGCCACCCATCCACGCGCACGTTGTGCCCGAAGACGGAGTTGCCACGCACGCGCACGTTGCGCCCTACGGTGACATCTTTCGAGGCGGATATGTTTTCGGCATCAAAATCACTCATGCTAACAAAGCTTTACTAATCTCAAGCATCGTTGTTGCCATAGGGTCGCCCACGGTGGCGAGGGCTAAAAAGGCTGCACGATAGACCGCCGGCTTATAGCAGAGCCGCGACACATCAATGCCGCCGTCCTCATCCACCTTGGGCAGGGGGCGATAAACCAGATACTCCACGGTGTCAGCAGCCGAGGCACTGCTGTAGCCCTCGAGCACACGTCCGGTAGACTTGGTGACGATGGCAGCTCTCGGTCGCTCGGGGCTACCACTGATGCCATGCCAGCGCGATTGCAGCCGAACGTAAGCGGGGTCGTCGGCAGTGATAGCCTCATGCACCGCATAGCTCCAACTTGACATCTTAAATGACACGAGCCGCATGAACGTCTCGGGCAGCGCCACGGAGGCTTTCAGACTATTCTCGTCCACCGTGCATGTATATTCCGGCGACGGCTCCACATACGCGCTTGTGTCCGCACCATTGGCTAAGCTGTCGTCGGTGGTGTCGGTTTCAGAGTAACCGTCAGCCGTGCGATCATAGGATGCTGCCGCAGAGCTGCCTTGTGTGGTGCCTGCCTCGAGCATCGAGACGGGGCACTCCAGCTCCACCTGCCGCACAGCGTCGCAGAGTTTCGACAAGATGATGTCGTCCACCAAGAGCGTCTCTTGGTCGTTGTCGTTAATCAGAGCTTTGTCGGTGCGGTTCATGTCGATAGCGACACGCACCTCTCTGACCATTGCCGATGCCTGTACTACCATAGTCTGCCACTGTTAAATGCCCTCAAACGTTATTCCGTTGGCTTCTGCCGTCTTCTTGATAGCAGCCACGGAGCGAAGCTTGCTGCGGCTGATGCCGTAGGTGTTGGCAAGATACTCTTGCGCTGCGCCCACATCCGTCACCTTCACCACTCGGAGCTCGGCAGTTGTTGCCTCATCCGTCTCGGGTTCGGGTGCATCACCGGTGTTCTCATCCGTCTCGGGTTCGGGTGCATCACCGGTGTTCTCAGCCGTTTCCTCATTGTCGGTGGTAGCCTCATCTGCCACCTTGGTTGCCTTGGCAGCGGGTTGCTTCTTAGATGTGCTTGGCAGCTCCACCACGGAAATCTGTTTGCCAAACTTATAGTGCCGCTCAATGGCAGCTTGCAGCTTCTCGTCGGCGGTATAGAAAACACTGCCGCCCGTAGCGCGAGGTGTGAAAGCCACGTGTATATTATTGCCCGCCTCATCAACGACGTTGATAGAGAGAGCCGACTTTGCTATGTACTGTTTCATGATTATCTGTTGTTTAACAATAAGGGGCAAGTAGAGACCTTACATTCCCTGCTTGCCCCCGCGGTTGGGTATGGTAATTAATTGGGTGGGTGGATGCTAATTAAGCCGCAGCTGCGGGAGCTTGTGCCAAGCGCATACGAGCGTGCGCCTTGGCATAGCGCAGATAGATACAAGCCACTTCCTGCATCACTACAGCATTGGTGTTGCGAATGCCTGCCTCCTTGAGGTTAAGCACATTGCGACCCCATGACACGTGCACCATCTTGGTGAGGTACTCGGGGTCAATGGCGAGGGCATAGTCACTCATGTCGTTTTGGTCGAAGAGCTCGTGGTGGATAGTGAGCACTTCACCAAAGTCCGTATCCCACGACTTAAACTTGAGGTTCCATGCCTCCACAGTGTCTTTGAGGCGGAACTTCTCCGACTTGATTTTAGAGAAGGCAGCGAGCATGTCCGAGCCGCAGAAGAGTATCTTGCGCTTGTTGCCGCAGCCGGTGCCCACAAAGAGGTCTTTTGCGATGTTCACCAAATCCTCGTCGCTGATGACAGCACAGTTCTTGGTGGCATCCCACTGACCTACCTCGATGTCTTTGCCGGCCTGGTACCAGATGCCGCCCGTGAAGTAGGTCTTTTGACCGTCCTTCGAGATGTGGCTGATGCAGCGCTTGTCGCCAAAGAGGAAGGTGTTCTCTTGTCCGAGACGCATGTCATAGATGCTGTCTTCCTCGAGGTCGCTGAACGTCCAATCGACCTCCTTCTTGGCAATGGCATCGAACGTAGATTGCTCAACCTGTATCATGAAGTTCTGGCAGTACTGCGTCTCAGCTGTCGGGATGTTATTAAATCTTCCGGTCTGCACGTCGAGTTCGGCGCAAGCCTTGCCCATGCGGATGAGCGTTGTGCCCTTGGGGATGGCAGGCAAGAGGATTGACTGACCCTGCGTGTCGAGATGACCGTTCACGGCATACACCGTAGGCATATTGGTTGAGCTGTCTTTGCCGCACACACAGAGCACGAGGTCGGGAGTGCTGTCACTATTGGCATCATACTCCTTGCCCTTATTGTCGGTGATAGCCTTCACACCCACCACACGGATGGTGTCGTCAAGTGTGAACATCGCAGCATCGTCAACGGGCAGTGCCACGCTCGCTCCGCTTGTCTGCTTGGCAATCTCGGCATTGGTGGCGCACTTAATGGGGCGTGTGCCGACGCTGTAATACTTCACCTCAAAAGACTCACTCTTATTGCTCTTGGCATAGCGAGAAATCTGGTCGATGGGGCTGCACATAGGGCGTATCTTCACGATGCGCTTGTCTACCTCTTTGGAGTAGAACTCCGAGTCGCCGTCCTCACGCCCCTGCGACACAGTGGCAATACCTCCGGTGCCTCCGGTGCCTTCAGCACCGCCTGAAGTTACACCGGCATCGGGCAAAGCTGCGGCATCAGCCATGACCACGCCGTTTGTCGCGCCTATGGCATAAGCCACTCCGCTCACCAACAAGCCGAGTAACAATCTGATAACATTCTTTCTCTTCATCTTATTATGTAAATTAGGGTAACTGTCGCTTATCGCTTTGTTCGTGTAAAGCCACCGCGCGTGTAGATGTCCGACGTGTCATCGCCATAACGGTCGAGGGCACCCAAGGGCTGTGTCTCGGGGCGCTGCGTGGCATTCTTACCGGCCATGGCAGGCACACCATCCGAGCGGTTGTTCTTGCGCAGCGTCTCGTCGATGCGCGCATTGCGACCTCTCACCTCAGCCTCTTCGGCGGCAGTGGCTACATCGGTGTCGTGGTTCATCGCTTTGCGCACCATGCGTATCGTTTCGGGTGTGAACTTACCCATCACACCGTCGCCGACAATCTGCCCGAGCTTCACGAGCACCTTGTCAGTCTCCTCATCGCTCAGACCATCTTCCTTTTGCACGGTGTTCACCGCGTCAATCGACTCGTCGAGGTTCTTGTCATACTGCTGCTCGTACTGCTCCGACTGCGTCATGCGCTCCACATACTGCTTGTTGGCTGCGGCAATGTCGTCGCGCTTGGTCGGGTCGTTCACAGCGTCGGCAATATCGCTGCCAAACATCTCCACAAAAGCAATCACGGGGTCTTTGCCGCCCGCCCAGTCTTGCAGCATACGTGCAGCCTTGGGCGACTGAGAGAAGAGCTTGCTGAGCTTGCCTTCGCGCTCACGACTCGAGGCGAGTTTTTGGTCATAATCGTCATAATCGTCATAAACTTGACCATATAACTCTTCATCATCGTCAAACTTTTTATCGGGATATTTCGCCCTCATTTTTTCGAGCAGCGTGTCACGCTTGCTTTTTGTGGTCTGTGTAACTGTCGCAGTGTCAGCCATGTCAGTATAAATTATAGTTACAACTTCTTGCGTTATAGGGCAAATATAGCAGGCTTGCGCCGCACAGCTCTTTTATCTTTATCAATAGGAATGATTACATTTGTAGTGTTGGACGATAACAATCTACACCCTCTATGAAATATAACGGCTGCACCTCCGAACACCGAGACGAGCGGTCAAAAGACCTCTTGCGCGCATACGTTGACTATCTGCGCACCCATCGTCACATCGAAGTGGGCGATACCTTCCGCGCCATCGTCAATATGCCGGCATCACGTTTCTATGTCAGCGAGACACGCGCAGCCATTGTCATCTCCAACATGCTCCATGGGTGCGACATCTCCAACATGCGTCCCTCGAAACGAGAGATGTTTGAAGAGATCTACCGCCGCGTGCTTGCGCTGATGGCGCTTCCCGACTATGCCGACGTGCCTATCTACCAGATTGTCGGCGAAGTCATCGAGCAGCCTGCACCCAAATTCTATCTCTCGCCTGTATCCGCCAGGCTCTACATTAAGAACGCTCGTAAAGAATGGCACAAACGACACCTGCAAAGATTGCGGCGACTGCTCTAAGCTTCGTCTGCTTACTCCTTTCAATGCTGCCACTACCGGTGCAGCAGTGGGGGCTCACACGCGATGGTGACCTCTTGGCAAGGCTGTGCTACCCGCTGCTCCATGCATCTTTGCTCCATGCCCTCATCAACGTGTGGTGTCTTCTTGGGTGCGCTATGTGTTTCCCGCTGCACATCTTCGATTTGGTGATGGCTATGGTGTGCGCATGGTGTGTGCCCGAGGTGTGTCTCTTTGCCGATGCCGCCACCGTCGGTCTGTCGGTGGCAGTCTACTTCCTGCTTGGGCGCATCACGTGGCTCGTGCGTCGTCGCCGTCGTTACCTCGCGTTCCTATCCTTATACCTTCTTGTCAGCATCCTGCTGCCCGCATCCAATGGGTGGGCACATCTCTACGGCTTTGTGTGCGGTCTCATCTATGGTTTTGTCAACACCCCACTGTCATGGATCAAGCAGTCAAAACCCTATTAGCCGAGAATGCGCGCCGCCAAGCCGAGATACACCGTCCGTTCAACCCCATCACCGGGCAAGGCTCCGTGGGTGAGCGCAAGGAGGTGTGCATCAGCGACTATCCCATCAAGCGGCAGTGGCTGCCCACCTCCATGCTCAGCGTGCCCTTGGTGCGGCTGCTCATCCGCCACGGCTCGGTGGGCGAGCTGCTGCGCAAGAAGTTCGGCAGCGACGACGAACAAGACCGCCTTAAAATCGTAGAGCAGCTCACCCGCCTGCGCATCCTCCACGACTTTGCCTTTGCCGCCGCCACGCTCTTCTACATCAAGAATAAGGGCGGTGGCGATGATGTGCTCTTCCGCCTCACGCGCCCGCAGCGCCGCCTCGTTGAGAGGCTCGAAGCCATGCGCCGTGCTAATAAGCCCATCCGCCTCATCTTGCTCAAGGCGCGCCAATGGGGCGGTTCCACCACCATCCAGCTCTATATGGCATGGCTGCAACTCACCCACCGTGTGGGTCTCAACTCTCTGATCATCGCACACCAAACCACAGCCTCCGACGAAATCAAAGACATGTTCGACCGCATGCTCAAGCGTTACCCCGCCTCGCTGCTACATCGGCTCGGCGAGGCATACGATGACGACGAAGCAAAAACTGTGGGTGTAGGCAAATCGGGGCAGATACAACGTGTCATTGCCCGCAACTGCAAGATAAAGATAGGCACCGCCGAGCGTCCGGACTCCTGCCGCGGCGGCGACTATAACTTAGTGCACCTCTCTGAGGTTGGTCTGTGGAAAACCACCGAAAAGAAAACACCGCAAGACATTGTGCGCTCCGCCTGCCAGGGTGTGCTGCTCAAGCCCTACACGATGATTGTCTATGAAAGCACCGCCAACGGCACCGGCAACTTCTTTCATCGAGAATATGACGCAGCCAAGCGGGGTGCCTCGCTCTTCGAGCCGCTTTTCATTGCGTGGTTCGACATAGACCTCTACACCGAAGACTTCCCCACCGACGATGCCCGCGCCGCCTTTGCCGAGCAGCTGTGGCTTCACCGCGACGACGACAACGTCTACACCGACCGTGAAGAGAGCGGCAAATACCTCTGGTGGCTGTGGCAGAAAGGGGCAACCCTCGAGGCAATACGCTGGTATGTCACCGAGCGCTCGGGATGCAGCGACCATGCCGTCATGGCTTCCGAATACCCCTCGGATGACGTGGAGGCTTTCGTACACTCCGGTCAACGCGTCTTCGACAAATACCGCATCGAGGAGTTCCGTGCCGCCTGCCGTCCGCCACGCTACGTGGGTGACGTATACGGCAGCGGCGACAGCGGCAAGGCTGCCATAAAAGACGTGCGCTTTCGTGAAGACCGACAAGGGATGCTTTGGGTGTGGGACTTGCCCGACATTGACCCCGACGAAAAGGTGACCGACCGCTACTTAGTGGTGGTCGATATCGGTGGACGCAGCCGCAAGGCAGACTGGTCTGTGATACTCGTCATTGACCGCCTCTTCATGACCGACGGCGGGCAGCCTATGGTAGTGGCTCAGTGGTATGGGCACATCGACATGGACTTACTCTCGTGGAAAGCCATGCAGATAGCCTCCTTCTACGACAACGCGCTGCTCGTCATCGAGAGCAACACCCTCGAGACGCACGACAAAGAACGCTCCGTCGATGGCGACCAGTCACAGTTCATCCTCAACCAAATCCGAGAGGTATACCCCAACATCTACGCGCGCCGACAGAGCGAGGAAGACATCATCAACGGCTACAAAGAACGCAAATATGGCTTTCACACCAACGTCTCCACAAAGCCGATGGTCATCTCAACACTCGTCAAGGCGATACGTGAGCACAGCTACATCGAGCGTGATGAGCGGTGCCTGGAGGAATACAACTGCTACGAGCGCAAACCCAACGGTGCCTTCGGTGCCATCGTCGGCAAGCACGACGACCTGCTGATGACGCGCGCCATAGGGCTGCACATCTGCTTCTTCGAGATGGACGTGCCCCGCATCGTGCCCCGCAAGAACACAACATTGCCCACCCACCGGAGGATGATCTCCGAGGCGGACTTCTAAATAACAAAGCTATGAACATCTACAACAAACTGCGCGCTGACCTACAGCTGCGCGAAGCAATCCGTAAAGCCGACGAGGCACATCAAGCCAACGGCTGGCGCTACTTTGTGGTACCCTCAGCCGTTGAGGACGGCGTGCTCCTCGTCATGGATCGAGCCACCTTCCGCGACTTCAAGCGCAAGCACTACATCTCCACACAAGCCACCATCGGTTCACTGCTCACCACCAGCTTCTACCACACCCCCACGCGGGGCGGATTGGGAGCCATCGAGGCAACTGAACTCGCCACCAAGCGTCGTGCCTACTACGAGTGGTGGCAGCTCGTCTACTACAACCGGCGCGACAAGCTGCGCGGACTAAAGCGGCTCTTAGCGCCACTCTTCACGCACCAATAAACCGATGGGCAGGCTATCATCACGACAGCCTGCCCATCTCTTCAAAATTCCCAAAAACTTGAAAACACAAAATACGAATACACTTAAGCTTCAAGAAACACTAACCTTTAATCAGCTTTCATCGCATTATATAGTTGGTTCACAGCGCCCATGTTGGCACCCTGCTGCGCTTGTTGTTGCAGCTGTGGCGGCAAGCCTTGCGGCTGCCCGCTCTGCTCTGCCTGCTCCTTCTGCGCCTGCAAGGCTTGCAATAGGTCGTCGGCATAGGGGAAGTCGGCATGCTCCAACAGCATCTCGGTGTTGATAGCTTGCGCCCGCCACAGCTCCATCAACGTGTCGTTGGCAATCTGTCGGTAGGCAGGTGTCGCCGTAGACTCCATGATGGCGAGGTCGAACTCTGTATCTCTAATCTTCTTTGGGTCGGTCTCGATGCGCGCGTTCTTGCCCGCAATGTTCACAATCTGCGCATCGTCATAGAACTGTTGGATGTTCTTCACATCCTTATAGGCAGCATCGGTGACAAACATCGAGAAGCTATCCAATAGGTCTATGAGCGAGGTGGTGGCATTCTGCGACTGCTGTGCATAAAGGGCTGCCGAGGTGCCCGAGTAACCGGGTTTGCCTTGCAGCGCGCCGTTCACACCCGATATGTCCTCAAAGAACTTCAGCTGTAGGTTCAAGAGCTCGCTGATGCCGATGTTGGTGGCATTGGTAGCCACCTGCTGCGGCGCTGCCACACCGGGCTTGGGCTTATAGACAATCATGCCGTCGAAGCGAGACCACTCCTCGGCGATGTCGTCCCAGCTCATATCGTCGGGCTTGCAATCCTCGGGGATGAGCAGCACACCCTTAGCCGAAGAGCGCATGATCCAATCATACATCGTTATGAGTCGGTTGGTGTAGCGCTGTTGGTCTATCACGTCCGACACAAACGAGTGTATTTCCCCGTCGATGAAGGGATATGCCTTGAACACATAAGGGTGGCTCTTGTGTGCATAGGGGGTCTCGCCCTCTTGCAGCACGTCGCCAAACGGTGTGAGGTAGTAATAATACCAATAGTTATCCATAAACCATGTCGCCTCAATCAGCGGCACCTCCTCGGGTGGCATGCCGTGCGCCGCAGCCTGCTCCATGCGGCGGCGGTTCTCGTCTGCCACCATGTCGTTATAGTCCGACTCTTCTATCTTATACACATCGCCGTTGTTGTAGTCGTGGCAGCGATAGCGGGGCTTGGTCTCCTTGCGCCACACCTCGATGACGCGGCACAGCCCCGGAGTGGCGGGGCACAAAAAATCGATCGTGCTCAGACGGCTGCGCCCGAAACGCTCGGCATAGGTGCCCATCGTCTGTCGGTCGCGTGCCGTGGCATAGATGTTGCGATAGCGTTCATAGTCGGCACGTGATGTGGCGAACTGCTCACACAGCGCATCAAAGCTGATGTCGTGTATCTCGCCAAGCATCGTGCAGTCCCAGCCGCGCATGTCGCGCATGTTGGTGTCGATAAAAAAGTTGTTGGGCTGCACATAGTCCGTCCAGCAGTCGGTGCGGCAGTTGCGCCAGCCATACCATTTGCGGTGCACCACAAAACCGCTGATGAGGAACTCTTCCATGCTTCTGCCATAGATCTCCTTCATGCGGTTCAGCTGCATGTTATACTGCAAAAGTGTGCTCATCACCTCGCCAAGCTTCTGCTCGTCGCGGTCGCGCGCCATGCACGTCGGCTCTTTCGACTGCCCGCGAAACGTGCCCAGCACGTTTTTCACCAGACGGCGAATCAAGTTGTTGGTGAGCGGCACACTGCCGTTTGAGCGTATATATTCCTTCTCGGTCATGCGCTTGCCGCGCACTTCGATGATGTCGCCCCATTGGTCACCGTAGGTGTATCTCTTGCTGCGCTCGCGCTCTCGACGGAACTCCGACATGTTGTCCCAGTAACGCTGCGCCTCAAGCAAGATGTCAAAGTGTCGGCGGCTGCCGGCTTGCTTCTCGCGCTCCACGCTATCCATCTCCACGGTGCCCTTGGGGCGGATGTGGCTCATGGGTATCAGCCTGCCTGTATTCTTATTGTTAGCCATTGGTGAGGGTTTAAATGATGGTGGCAAAGATAACCTCTGCCACCATCATAGTGATAATATCTTTATAACATTGCATGGGCGGAGTCACTTTGCAGCAGCCTTTCCGCCCTCGGCAGTGAATGTGCCCCACCAGCGGCTCAGCTCCTGCGAGAGCTTGGTGCGCGTGGCTGCGTCGGGTGCGTTCACCACCTCCATCATGGCGGGCTTGTAATAGCTCAGTGCGTCAATATACCTGCCTGCCTCGTCGCCGCTCTTGGCGCTCAGATAGCCATTTGTCAGCTCGGCGAGGTGTTTGTTGAGCAGCTTAAACACCTCAGCGCGCTCATACTCGGGGTCGCGTGCCAGCGCGGCGGCTTGTTGGTTGATGGCTGCGCGCTGCTCGTCGGTCTCCGCATCGCCATATTGATTGCGCAAGTCGCGATGACGCAGCTGCATCTCCTTGGCTGTCTCTTGTGCCTCCACATAGGCATCGTTGACCTCTTGGCTCCACAAGCGTTGCACTTGCTCTTTGAGCTTGCCCTCGGCTTGCTTGCGGAGCTTGTCTTCACGTTTCGCCTTGACATCGGCGGGATAGAGATAGTGACTGAACGGCTCGCCCTGCATGAACTTATAGCGCACATACCGCTCTGCCACCTGCTGCGGTGACAGCTTCCGTGCCTCGTTGCCCATGCATCCAAGCTCCTCGAAGTAGACATCTTTGAGCTGCGACTGTGGCACCTGCGCAATGCGCATCAAACAGAGCGACACCTCCTGCACCATAGGCATGTCGCCTTGGCACGCATCATAGACAGCCACTACCGCATCAGTCAGCGTCTGTGGGTTCACACCCGTCGAGGTTGCAATGAGCGTCGATAAGAGGTCGTTGAGCGCAGCATACTCGTTCGTGCCAAGCTCTGAGGCAATACGTTCCACGTCTTGCGTCGCCGGCAGCTGCTTGGCAGTGGTGATGGCTGCGTCTTTCAGATTGTCGCTGATGGCAAGCGAGGTCAAACCGTCGCTGATAAGGTCGCCATAGGCAAGCCCTTCCACCTGCCCGCCGATGGCTGCGTGCAGCATCATCTCTTCCCAATCCTTTTTCTTCTTGTCATCGTCGCCTCCGCTAAACACGGCATCCTTCACCATCGATGGAGCCTTGCCGAACACATACCAACACAGCTGCATGACAAAGGCACATGTGGCAACATTGGCAACATTGTTCCAAAGGGCGCGATGATACTCATGCACGGCAGCCTTCTGCGCCCGGTCTTCGTCCAAGCCGTCCCACATAAATTGCTTCTTCATATACTCAATGGAGCTCTGCTTGTAGTCCTTCCGGAGTCGGTGCGCTAAGTTGCGCTCCGCCTCGAGAGCCTTACGCTGGTAGCTGATGGGCGAGTTTCTATACGCCGTCACTGACGTGCTGAGGAACGTTCTGTCTAACTGCGTCTGCGACATGAAAGCACCCTCGCTCGACTGCTGCGTCTTGTTGAACAATATCGAGGCATCCTGCTTGGCTCTACGCTCTGCCACATCCGGCTCATAGCCGTAGCGCAAATAACGCTTCAGCCGTGTGTCATACACCGCCTTGGCACCGATAGCCACGGTGACGGCATCGACAAAGGCATTGGGTGTTAAGCCCCACTTGGTTATCGTCTCAACCCACTTCTTGTGCGTCCACTGCCAATCTAACTCGGTAGGCAGCATCTTCTCGTTGCCCGAGGCACGTCCGCACCAACGTTTCTCAAACATGGGCAGCTCCTTGAGTGCCCATTGAAACGACTTCCAGGGGGTAGCCACGCTCTTCACAAAGCTGCCAAAATCCGAGTCCGGCAAGAAGGCGGGCAATGACGACAGCTGTTTGAAGGCGGTGTAGAGACGGAATGCCACCTTAGAGGTTGTCACGAGCTTGGCAATGTTGACCACCACCGAGTCTAAATCACTTGTGTGCTTAGGGCGATAGTTGCCCGTGGCAATGGCGGCAGCGTTGGTGAACCTATCCAACAGCAGCTCGCCCGATCCAAGCACTGAGTCCATGTTCCGCAGCTTGTTACGGAAGCGCCCGTAAGAGAGCAGCGTGTTGATGTCGCGCGACAGCTCCGAGAAGGCAGACCAATGCTCCATGTTCTGCACATGCTCATTGACGATGTTAAACACATCGGCATGCGTCAAATCGAGGGGCTTGCTGTTAAGTGTGCGCTTGATGATAGAGCCGGTGGTGGTCGATGACCGCCGCTCGGTGCTGCCCGGGTTCGCCACGTCCACTGTCTGCTCCACCGCGCCCTTGGCAATCTTGATGGGCGCATAGTGCTCCACCGCAGCCATCGACGCACCGAACATGCGCTGATAGGTCTCGTTATAGCGGTCGCGCTGCTCCACAAAGAACTCGTCTTGCAACCAATCGGCAAACTCCACCAACTTCGGTGGCAGAGCCTGCTCCACGGCTGTCACGTGGTCTTCCTCGATGCCCATGCGGCGCAGTTTCATCTTGCCGTCTTCCATCTTGTTAACCATGTAGATGTAGAGCAGCTCCGAGGGTGTGAGCTCATACGAGCGCATGCCGCCGGCATCCCACCACGTCATGGTGAGTGTGCTTTCGCCATTGGCAAGCTTCATCCGTCGCATCGCCTCGCCGAATTTCCGCCACGACATGCCAAACATCTCTTGTGCCTTGTCCTCGAGGCGCTGCATGCTGTGTTTCATGCCCAAGTGCTCTGTCTCCACGCTGTCTACATACTTGCGCATGTAGTAGTTGTAGAGATAGCCTTCACCCGTGGCACTCTTCGGCGAGAAGAGCTTGAGCAGCGACTCGAAGGTGGGCAGCACGTTGGCAAACATCTGCACCACTTTAGAGTTCTTGATCTTGGCAGCCGTCGAGGGGTCGGTGTGCACAAAGGCGGGCAAGCCCTCAAGGTCGGCATTAGCCATGTGTTGTATCTCGTTGACGCGCACAATATCTGCTTGTCGCCATGCGGTGGCGGCGCTGATGCTGCCTTGCAGGGCGGCACCAAGGTCGTAGGTCAGCTGGCGCAGAGCGTCGGCACGGTCTATGCGGTTTTGGTCAATCTGGCTCTGCACCTGCTCCACAAACTGCTCGTAGGCGGCATCGGTCATCCTGCCCGCCTTGTGCTCACGCGCGGCATCTTCGAGGTCGTCACGCATCATCATCTCTTCGGTCTTGCTGTCGCGCACCGTCTCGTGGTAGCGTTTGGCATAGTAGTAGGCATCATACCTCAGTGTGCCGTCTTCCGAGGTTATTCGGTCACTCTCGCCCATGTCGCTGGCAGCCTTATCAATGGCATCTTGCAAATCGGCATCGCTCATGTCGATGGCATCCTTCAGCACCTTAATCATGCGCTGTCCCTTCACGTCGAGCTTGCCTTGCACCTCCACGCCCTGGGCATTCACCTTGCTGCCCTTAATGGAGAGCAGGTCTTCCCAACTCGTCTTCTGTTCGCGCAGCTGGTTCTTGATGAGGATGTCAAACAACGTGCGCACCTGTGCGCCGATGTCAGCCTTGCCCACCGAGTTCTTCACAGCCGAGAGCACACGCTTCATCTCGCCGTTGGTGGCAGCGTTGAGCAGGTTAGACTCGAGCATGTCTTGCGCCAAATCGGTCATCGACTTGACAGTGGCTTGGTCAAACCGTCGCTGTGCCACCATGGCACGACGCATGCCGGTGAGGCTCGCCGTGAGTGCGGCAAAGGCATCGTTGCGCAGTCTTAGGTCGTCACGATGCTTGGCAGCCATCTCCACGGCAGAGCGCGTCACGATGGATTGCAGGTCTTCGTCGGGGTCAATGCCGGTGCGGAAGTGATACTCCCCGTTGCCCATGCCCGTCTCGTCGCGCATCACGGTCTCGCGGGCGGTCTTCACCATGTCGGGCATCTCGCTGTTGCGGTTGATGGGGTTATGCTCACTCTTCTCCCAGCCGTAGCGCATCATCCAACGCAGCTCACGGTCGCTCAGCTCCACCCACGCGGGCAGGTTCATGTTGCGGAAAAACTTCTTGAGCAGGAGGTTCACCATGGCTTTCACCTTACCCCAGATGGTACGCTCTTCGGGAGTCATATCCTCGTGCAACTTCTCAGCCAGGCGCGACATATACTCTTCGGTGGCAGCGCGGAAGTCGCCGCCCATTTCCATGGCGACCTTAGCCACGCGCTCGCGCACCTCTTGGGCCATGTGCTGATACACTTGGTCGAGGAAGTTGCCCCAGCGCTCCTTGCCTATCATCTCGCGCAGTCCGCGGTGTCCGAGGGTTTCGTGGAAGATGGTGTCTTTCACATCAGCCACGTCGGCATTGTTGCCAAGCACCACCACGATCTCTCCGGTGCGCGGGTCATACCAACCTTTGGCGCGGCGCATCTTCTCTTGCGTGGCGGCATCGGCTTTCTTGTATTCCTCCAACTGTGTCACGTCATCTACAGCCTTGATACTGAGTCCCGAAGACTTTGCAAAGTCCGTCACGGTGCTCTGTTTGTCAACTGCATCTGTCGATTTGTCGATATTCGGTTGCCGTTGCACACTATTTTCGCCGTCAACTGTTGGATTTTCAAACTCTTCCACTACCTTTGCTGCATCTGAAAGCTCTGCTTTCGCGGCAGCATCAGATACCTCTCTGTTTGCATCTGGATGGGACGGACGGGCAGAGGGGTCTTCAGATGCCTCTCCGCCTGCACCGGGATGAGTCCGATGGGTTGAGAGGTCATCGACTTCCTTTTCACCTTCAATGTAATTTGACCATTGGGTGGAAAGGAAGTTTTTCATTTTCTCCTTATCGACCCATTTCAGATAACCTCGGTTGACCCAATCAATAATACCCTTCTTATAATCCTTCGGATAAATACTGCGGATGTCATTAATCTCAGCATCAATCGAAGCCCCATCTGATGAGCGTCGTACACTCATAGCCACGACAAAGTTATTGCCGTTAGATTGCAGCTCGGTTAATATCACCTTAGAGCCTTCCACGGTTGCAGAGTCGAACACAGCAATAGGGTGATTAAGAGCCTGCGGCAGGTTCTTAATGTCACGGATGTCAAATGGGTGGTTACGTCTGTAGTCCGGTGATGCTTTCAGTGCCAATCGGTTTGCCGAGAGTCTAATGGGCAAATCTCTCACTCCAGCCACCTGCAACACACCGCCCGGGTGCCCAAGCTGATACACATGCTCTTTCGGCAGCGTGCCTTGCGCTTGTCGCTCCAACTCTTCGTTGAACGTCGTGTTGACCTGCTCCAACTCTTGGGTGGTGCGCTCGAACGCTATCGAACGGTCGGCAGGTGTTTGCCAATGCGCCTCGGCTTCAGCGGTAGTGCCGCGTATAATTTGGGCATCGCGTTCACCTATCCGGCGGAAGCGGGTAGGTTGCGCATTTTGCTCTTTATCTGAGCTAAATTGCGCAGTTTCAGAGCTTTTTTTGCTCTCGTCGAGAATTTTAACACCTTTATCGTAGGATTTCTCGACTCCTTGCAGTAACTTTGCAGTCCCTAAAATATCCTCCCTTGAGGTTCCGCCTCTTGAGGATGCGAGTGATAGGGCGCCAGTAGTAGAGGTGTTTTCTGTTAACTCAGGAAGCACCTCTACTTTTGTTACCTCGTAGGAATGCGGTTGTGTCGCTGAGTTTTGGTCAGCATGCTCTATCATCGTGGTCTTCACACGATGCATCTCCCCATCAATATTCACTGCACTGTAAAAACGATGAATGAGCAAATCTTCTTCAATGCCATTTTGTGGAGAGCGTACACCATCACTACCTTTCTTGTAGCTTGCATGCACCTCAACCTCCACAGCATTAGAGATAACTTCGGGCAGCTTTTGGAGCACAGCTAAATGCACACCGATATTTTCGCTCTTTTGCGTGGCGGATGACGAAACGTATTTCTCCACAGAGTCCTTGGTAATCACATAGGTAAACGGCACACCAGCGATGTCGGTGGCGGAATACTCACCAACGATGTGTTCTTTTGCCCATTGTTCGGCTGCTTGCAGTGCTTGTTTCCCCGTCCCCGTGAACTCATGACGTGGCACCTCCACCACACGCACATGACCCTCATTGAGTCCGGGCATAACGAGGCCATTGCTCTTCACGGCCTCGTCGCGCATCTGGACGAAATCATTCTTGTCGTTGGCCATACGGAACAGCAGACCATCACCGCCATCGCTCTGCGTCAGATCCACAAACTTGTTGCGGCTGATGTCATAGCCTAGCGTCTTGGTGACGCCATCCACCGTGACGTCGTAGGTCACCACTCCGTCGGTAGTATTCTCCGTGTAGTTAGAGATGGTAGCCTCGCGGTCGCCCAGGGCATCATGGATGTTGCCCAGCAGATTGAGACGTCCGAACGCCATCACCTCCTCCTTCGAGGCATGTTTCTTATCGAAAGCAGCGGTCACCTGGTCGTACGTCATCGAGCGGAGCTCTTCGGTGGGCACACCGAGACTCTGAGCTACCTGCTCAAAGAGCCGGCGGCCCGACGTGGTGACCTGAGAGAGCTGCTGCGGCTCTTTCGTGCGGGTCAGGTCAGCAGCTTGGTCGGCAGCAGGAGCTTTGAGCTGCGCGGGCTTCTTGTCCCTGCGCGGCGTGAACACCGGGTTGTCAGCTAGGCTCAGCCGGTACTCGAGCGACGCACGCTCGGCGGGCTTTAGCGAGGTGCTGTTACCTAGCTGGTAAGAGAGAGTCTCCCTCGACGACAGGTCCAATCGGTAGGGCTCGTTAGGACGCCATACTACCTCATCGCGCACGACATAACAGCTGGCCTCCTTGTCGATGCCCACGCCCAGCAGGAGCGCACGGCGCCCCTTGGCCTGCAGCGAGATGTAGCCACGACCACCTACCTCCACCTTGACGTCACCCTCAGCGGTGTCTACGAGGTCGAGGAAGCGCTTCAGTCGGGTAGCATCGAAGTAGCCCACCTGACCGTTGCTTGCAACCTCCACGGCAACCTGTTGCTTCTTACCCATAGCTTTCTGAGCCTCGAGGGCACGCGCCAGGTTGCGGCGCATCTCCTCGACGTCGACGGGCGCAAAGACATATTGCGAGGCTATATCGAAAGCCTTGGCGGGATCAGGGAAGTGCTCCTGCCCTATATCCACGGGGTTGCCATCCTTGCCACGCACGGTACCCTCATAGGCCTTGGGGTACTTCTGCTTCTCCTCTACAAGGATGACACGGTCTGTAGCATAGGCCTTGCCTCCGGAGTAATAGACGCCCCTGATGGAAGGATGTGGCTCATCCTTGGGCGCCACGTAGTCGGCGAGATTGACGCTCTTAGCCTTCTTGGGGATGATGGGCTGCGTTGCCACGCGTTTAGCGGCCTGGAAAGCATCCTCCGTCTTGCGACGTACCTGCTCAGCATACAAGCGGGGCAGATAGACGTAGCGCTCCACGGCATGGTCTGCGGTCCAGCGCAGCTGCTCCTTGGTCGGGTAGTTGTCCCATGAAAAGAAGTTGTCGAACAAGTACTCACCGTCCACCAGTGAGTAACCGTCCTGCTCGTAGGCCTCGATGCGCTGCTGCAGCCACTCGTCACTCTTGCCGGCGAGGATCTCCGGTGTGGCATCAGTGTCCGCCTGTCGGGTGTAACGTTCCTTAGCCTCAGCCACGTATTGTTTCTCGTACTTATCATAGGCCTCCTCGGTCAGGTAGTCGGTACCCGGCTCGGTCTCGGCCTTGATGGACTTGTACTCGGCGAAAGCTTTGGTCTTGCGGTGGCTAGACTTCACCCACGCGTCAAACTCCTCGGCGGGCACGCCGGTGACGTCGATGCGGCGTCGGTCTGCCCATCCCTCTTCGTAGTTGGAGAGGTAGGCGGCCTTAGCCTCCTCCAGGCTGTTGAAGCCCATCATGACCTTGTGCTCGTCGAAGGTGCCGTCCTCGTTGTATTGGTCCACGACGTAGACGTTGCGGCCCTCGCCCTGCCACTTGTCCATGTCACCCAGGAAGACGTCGATATGGTCGCCGTCGGTTCCCTCTGTGCCACGGAAGTAGCCATAGGTGTTGTGCATCGTCTGGGTCCACTCACGACCGTTGGCATCCTTGCCGCTGCGGGTGGAGCCTGCCGGGTTCTCGATGGTGATGTCGTAGCCGGCGACACGGACGTGCCCCTTGCGGTAGTTGCCGGCCTCCTTCTGTGCGTCGGTGGGCTCGGTGTTGACCGTCTGCTCTGCGGCATGGACTGCCTCAGCGGGAGACGATTGTGTTAAATCTCCTTCAACCCCTTGCGGCTCAGCGCTTTTGTTCGTATCTTTGCCACCGGAAACGTTAGAAGTAACGACTTCCGGTTTTTGCTCGCGTGGAGATGTGCTAAGTCCGTGAGGCTCTCGCGCTGCGGTTTGAATGGTCGACCCATTAAGATCTCCTAAAACGTTGGCAAGAATATCTTTGTAAAGGGCAATACCCCCACGTGGCGTAGTAGCTGCGTTATCGAGGGTGTTGCCCTTCTTTATTTGGTCAGCTACAAATACCTCATGGACATACAACCGATGTTGGTTGTTGTCTTGTACAGCTCTACAGAAAACATAATTTAGCTTCCCATTGTAATTGATGGGATAAGCGAAGTAATGGTTCGTCTTGCCATTGTTGGAAAAGTCTGCCATGCTGCCTAAATACACAGCATTTTCAAACCCTTGTTCCAAGGATGTTATGGCATCGAGTTTAGCCTGTCCATATCTGTGGGCCAAAGAGCTCTCGATGGAGCGTCGATCAATATCTACTTCTCCTACTTCTGTTTGGAAAGTTCTAGGGCCACCAACATGCTCATCCCACCATTTCTCTGCGGCTTTACGCGCAGACATTTCAGGGGTCGCAACGATTTGATTCTCTGCGACCTCTATTGCAGGTGCTTCTGATAATATCCTACCTCGCGAAGCTTTCTCGTCATCTGACATTTCGCGAGGATCGATGTATCTTACCTGATGCGTTTGGGGTGCGTCGGAGTTACGGGCGGACGTTTGGTCCACTCCTTCTTGACTTGCGTCTGCTTGGCTTCCTCCGTCTCGGCGTACGCTATCAGTTCGTCCTGCAGGCTCTGCAGGTTGTTCTCCTTGCGGTACTGCTCCTCCGCCTCGATTCGCTGCGTCGCCTCCTCGTCTCCCTTCTGGGACTGACGGTACTGCGTCACCCAAAAGATTGCTTCCAGTCTTTCCATTGTAGTCTATATTAAAGATTTTCTTGATAGCCTCAGGTAGCGTGTGCATCGTGTGGTCCGCCTCGCCGAAGAGAGAGTCCTCACCCTTGCCCTGGATGGTGTCATAGAGGTCGTTGAAGACTTTCTGTATCGAGCTCTGCTTCTCGCCGCGGTACAGCGCTGCCAGTCTGAGCGCAAAGTTACTATATTTTTCCGATGGATTAACCGACTGAGCCTCAGTATCTCCCAAAGAAAGCTGCCTACCCCACCCGCGGATGGCTGCCAGTGCACTCTGCACGTCGGTGGAGGCGGCAAAGCTCTCGTCGGTCATCAGGTCGTTGTAGGCGGTGATGGAGTTCTGCAGCTCGGTCAGCAGGCGGTCGGCGGCCGGACTGTCGTAGTCGCGGTAGGCGGTGGACAGGATAGCCTTCTGTGCCTTGGCCGGGAGCTTGGCGAACATCTCCTTGGCACGCGTCGGCGCACCTTGGAAGATGCTCTGGTAGAGCACGTCGCGCAGGTCGTTCTGCGCCTCGGGGGCTAGGTTGCCATCGGTGGTGAAAGCACTCTGCGCCTGGGTCTGCGAGATGATGCCCTGACGTGCCATCCACTTGATGACGTCGACACCATTGCGGTCCACGAGCTGGGCGAAGCCTTCATCGTCCTCACCACGGAGTAACATAGAGACGAAGTTGCTCATCTTGTCTCCTAGCTTCTGGACGGTGGCCTCGGGCTTGATGCGCTCCACGCCGCCGCTCTCCGTGTCTTGGGCTGACAGCTGGCCCAAGCGGATAGCCTCCTCGTCGGGGACGTCCACGAGGTTCACCTTCGCGGGCTTCTTGGCCTGACGGATAACTTCCGGATCGACGCCGTATTGCTCAGCATGGTCGATAAGATACTGTTTGTAGCGTGCGGCGTTCTCGCCGCCCTTCTCATACATGAGGCGTAGTGCGTCCAGTCTGCTGTGCCCCTGGATGCCTTCACCATGTGTATTGACTGTGGGGGCGCCGGTGTAGGCCGTGACGGACGACGTAATCTCTTCGGGGTTGATGTTGTCGGCAATACGCTGTGCAGCAGCGACGGAGGCGGCGTCCACGCGGTCCTTGGGCTGCACTTCAGGAATAAAGTGATGCCAGTTGCGCTTGCCCTGAATGTGGCTGGGCTGTAGCGAATCGACGTCGACGATGGCGATGACGCCCGCAGGCTTGTCTTTATCGCCACTTCCGAACTTGATGGCGATGGGCTTGCCTATGGCGATGGGTTGGAGGATCCCTTGGCGCTTCACCATCTGCTGCCCGATGCGGCGGTAGCCACGGGCACGAGCATCTGCGGGACGGTCTACGGTCATCTCGGGCACACCATTGAGGGCTTCCAGCTCCTCGAGCTCACGTTGCTCACGGGCGGCGCGCTCTGCCTGCTCAGCGGCGGCCTTTTCCTCGGCGGCCTTGCGGGCCTCCTGCTGTCGCTGTGTATCTTCAGCTACGCGGCGGCGCTCCTGCTCGCCGGCTATCTTCTTCCAGGCTTCCAGCGTCGTCTCCGTCTGATGCTGCAGTGCCTCACGCTGCTCACGCTGCGCCTTCATCTCGGCGGGCGTTCCTTTGAGTTTCTTACGATTGCTCGTGATGTTCTTCAGTCGCTTCTCGTATTGCTCCACCTGTGCATCGGCCACCTCCTTGGCGGCATCGGCGCTGCCCATATCCTCTACCAGTGCGTCCCATCCCGTGGCGGCGTCAGCCTGCTCGTAGAGCGGCTCACCCTTCTCGCTGCGGGGGACTCTGGATAGGGCGGACTGCGGCTCAGGCTGGGTAGGTGGTACCTCAGGCTCTGCTGGCACCGGCTCGGTCGGGGCTTCCGGTGCCGATGGTGCGGTCCCATCAGCGGGAGACTCGGCTGCGGGTTGCGCCTCATCAGGCGTATAGTTGACTGCAAGATCATCCAGCTGCTGCTCGGTGAAGTACTCGAGGTGTCCGGCATTCCCGTTTCCATCGGATATGTACACCTGGATATTGCCATCGGCATCCTTGTCACCTGTGACTAAAGCAAAATGCTCTTGGCCGTCCTCGCCCCTGAGGGTGATTTCGCCTCGCTTATACTTCGACGGCTGCAGGGAAGCCTGCAGCTCTGCATCAATCTGTTGTTGGGCCTCAGCGATAGCCTGTTCGGCGTTGACTGGGTCACTGAGCTTAAGCAGCTGGTCCGGAGACATCATCTCGTAGGAGTCACTCTCCGGATTGTAGACGATGATGGTATCGTCGCTCAGGTCCACGTCGATGCCCATGCCGTCCTGTGAGGCGCTGATACGTCCGTCGATGATGAAGACCTCAGCGTCTCCTGCTTTGAGTGTCGCGGGCTGCAGCTGGCCGGTCATCTTGTAAGTGCGGAGACGGATGTCGTGCTCCACCTGCATACGACGTTCCTCAGCCTGTTCGTTGGCGGCATCCGTGATGCCATCCATAGCGGCCTTGGCGTTAAGGTAGGCCATCGCAGCTGCACGTTGTGCATCGTCCTTGGCGGTCTGTATAACGTACTGCGGGCGCTGCTCTACCATATCCACTATGGCCTCAGCATCGGGGCCATAGGCCTGCACGAGCTGGTCTATGGCAGTCTGCATACGGTCGGAGGTGGCATCCACCTGTTGGGCGGCACCTTCAGCTCCCTCCTGGCGGGCCTGCCATTGCTCGCGGCCTGCCTCGTACTCGTCAGCAGCCTGCAGGAGCAAAGGATCATCTCCCTGAGAGAGTAAAGGATCATCTCCCTGCTCGAGGCGTCTCTGCGGGTCTACCACTCCGGGCTCAGGGGCACGCTGGCTGCGCATACGTTCACCATGGACCATACTCTCGTATCGGATGACAGCCATAATATATTGCAGGGCTGCGCGACGTTGAAATGCGTCATAGTCCTTGTTCGTGAGGATGTCTTCCAGGGCCTTGTATGCGACACCTGCTTCTCCTGTGCCATTGCGGCCATCGTCCAGCATCTTCTCGAGTTCATCCCACCTATCTGTTGGTACGTCTCCACCATCGTAGTAGCCATTCTCTCTCCAGCGAGCTCGCTCATCACGCAGCAGCTGCGCTCCCTGCCTATAGGCAAAGAGGTCTCTAAACAAAGTACCACCTAGCAGGCCGGTCTTAACGACCTCCCACTTCTTTGGATCGCCGAAAGCGAGCGACGCTGCATGTGATGCTCTATCGATGTCGAGCTTGGCCTGATACTTGGGCGTGCGGTAGCTGAGCACCTTGTGTACGTTCATCATGCCATCGAGGGCGGCAAAGGAGAGCAGGGTGTTCAGGTTGCGCTTGAAGTTGAAGTAACCTGTATCCGGGTCTTTATCCATCGTGATGTCGCCCACGGTGAGTGCGTTCATCGCCTCGCCCACCTTGATACCCAGCACGTTATTCAGCGTGCCATTACCACCTTCCTTGATGGAGAAGTCAGTCATGAGTCCGCTGCGCTTACCCAGGTCTCCCAGGATCTGCATGTATTCCTTGTCTGAGAGGTTGGCCATGAAGTCGTTGACGGCACCCAGTCCCATCTTGCGTGTCGTATTGGCGATAGCCTCACCGGCTGCAGCCTCGACGGGCTTGAACCATCCACCTGCCATCAGTCCTACCCACTCTGCGGTCTTGGCACCATAGGCTTTGGCAAAGGATTTGCCGGCGCTTTCACCGTCGCTGTGTCCGGTGTACTGGATGGTACCACCTTGTGCCGGTCCATACTGAATCTGACCAATCTCTCGCTGCATGGCATCTGCGTACGTCCTGCCTAAGCTGGTAGTACCCGTCATGATGCCGGCACCGGTTATGTCACCCAGTACGCGGGCTGTACCTAGCCCAAACCTAAGCATACGGGGACTGTTGACAAGAGCCGTCTTTCCAAACCTCTTCATCGCAAAGCGCAAGAGTTTGGACTGTGCACTCTTACCCACACCTGCTGCGGGATTGATATACATCTCCAGCAGCATCGGGACTAGCTCGCCGATTGTCGAACCCATCTCGTATCCGAAACCGACATCGCTCTGTTTTGCAGCGGTTATGGCCATCTCGATAGCCTTCGCATCGAGTAACATCTGTTCCGACTCTGTCAGATCTTCTCCGGCATCGGCCTTATTGATTGCGGCCTTTAAACGAGACATGTCAACTGCGTCTGTAATACCAAAGTCCCACGTCCTTACGTCAAAGAGCTTATGTGCGACACCTCGTCCAAGAGACGATGGATTGTACCAACTTTCGT